GCCTCAAGTCATGGGCTATTTCCGGCCATAAGGGGGCTCTATGGGTTACGCCTCACGTTCCGGCCGCGCATCTACAAGCGCAACAAACCCGCAGGCACATGCGATATGTGACCGCTGCGGCTTCCGCTACAATCACGTCGCCTTGAAGTGGCAATATGATTGGCGCGGCACTTCACTTCAAAACATTCGCCTTCTGGTGTGCAGCGACTGCTACGACGAGCCGCAAGAGCAGCTCCGTGCAATCATTCTTCCAGCAGATCCGGTGCCGATCAATCAGCCTCGCCTGCAAGACTTTGCTGTTGCTGAAACCAATACGCGCGTCACGTCAGGCCAAAATACGGTTGATCCTGTCACTGGCATTCCCGTGCCGGGCGGTCAAACGCGCATCACGCAGAGCTACAAGAACCGCGTCACGCAACAGACTGGCGAGCCTCCGGGTGGCCTCAACACCTTGCCGGGCACGAGCCCGACCGTTCCTGACGATGCAGGTGGAAATGATCCCGGCTTGCCGTATAATAACACTCAAGTTCCACAGACAGGGCCGCTTACATGAGCAACGTCCAAATCCCCAATCTACCAGCAGCAACGGGTTTGAGCGGCTCAGAGCAGTATGAAGGCGTTCAGAGCGGCACTTCCGTCCGCATTACAACCAGCCAAATCGCTGCTTACATCAATGCGGCTTATCCCGCTCCGGGCATTTCTTCTGTTTCTGGCACCGCCCCGATTGCTGCCAGCACGGTCAGCGGCGCTGTCACGGTTTCTCTTAATTCGCAGGGCATTACCAATTCGTTCTTGGCTCCGATGGCTGCTGGAACGGTTAAGGCAAATGTCACGGGCGGTTCAGCCTCTCCGACAGATGCCACTGTCAGCCAAATTCTTGATACGATTGGCAACACGGGCGGTCTGACGCTCTATCGCAGCTCAACATCTTGGGCTGCTTTGGCAGCAGGAGCGCCAAACCAAGTTCTTGTTTCGGGTGGCACGGGTGCGCCGTCTTGGCAAACACTCTCAGTTCCATCGGGTCAGATCGCTCCGACAGGCGTTGTGGCTGGCACCTACGGCTCGGCCTCACAAGTTCCGCAATTCACTGTGCTGGCCTCTGGTCAGATTTCGTCGGTTACGAATACTGCTATTTCCATTCCAGCGGCACAGGTCACTGGTCTCGCAGCGTCTGCCACGACCGACACGACGATTGCTGACAACATCACATCGGGCCAGCTTGCTGCTGCTCGTTACACGACCACGCTTTCACCAGCGATGGATTCGGCCTTTAGCAACACTCAAGGCAGCATCCTTTATCGCGGCCCCTCTGGCTGGGTTGCGTTGCCGCCAAGCACTTCTGGCCGCGTTCTGTCCACGAATGGCGCTGGTGCAAATCCGTCATGGGTTCCCGCTGGTGGAACGGGTACGGTTACGAGCGTTTCGACAGGCACGGGCCTGACGGGCGGTCCGATCACAACGACAGGCACGATCAGCATTGCCAACACGGCGGTTTCGGCTGGTGCTTACGGCTCTTCCTCGTCGGTTGGCACGTTCACCGTCAACGCGCAGGGCCAGCTTACGGCTGCTGCAAGCGTTCCGATCAATGCTGTTGCGCTGACCACAGGCACGATCAGCACAACGCCGACCAACGGCACCGACATTACCAATAAGGACTATGTCGACAGCGTTGCGCAGGGTCTGAACTTCCACGCGGCCTGTAATTATGCCACGACCGCTGATCTTGGCACTGTTTCGTATAACAACGGCTCGTCTGGTGTTGGCGCTACGCTGACAAAAACCTCTCCGTTCTCCACACTTGCCATCGACGGCCACACATTTGTCAGCCCGACAGATATTGGCCTTCGCGTTCTGGTCAAAAATGAAAGCAATGCGGCCTATAACGGCGTTTACACAGTTACGAGTGTCGGTTCTGGGTCGGTTGGCTGGGTTCTGACCCGCGCCACTGACTATGACACCAGCGGCGCTGGCACGAACGAGATTGATGCTGGCGACTTTGTTTTGGTGCTTTCGGGTTCCACAAATGCCAATACTTCGTGGGTCCAGCAGACCCCGCTGCCCATCGTGGTTGGCACGACAGCCATCACCTTTACGCAGTTTGGTGCGCCTGTCCTTTATTCTGCTGGTACGGGCCTGACGCTTGCTGGCACGACATTCAGCATCACCAACACGGCTGTCACCGCCAATTCTTATGGCTCGGCTTCGGTTGTTCCGACCTTCACGGTCAATGCACAAGGCCAACTGACGGCGGCGGCAAATGCAACCATCGCCATCAATGCCAACCAGATCACATCTGGCACGGTCACTGTTTCGCAGGGCGGCACTGGTGCCACGACCCTGACGGGATATGTGAAGGGCAGCGGCACAAGTGCCTTGACGGCCTCGTCCACGATCCCGAACACGGACATCACGGGTCTCGGCACGATGTCCACCCAGAACGCCTCTTCGGTGGCGATTACGGGCGGCACGATTGAAGGAACGTCGATTGGTGCGACCACCGCCGCTTCTGGTCGCTTCACGACCTTGACGGCTACGGGCAACACCTCTCTGGCAACTGTCATTGCTGGCACATGGAACGGCACAGCTATCGGTGTCGCTTATGGCGGCACGGGTCTGACATCGACGCCAACCAATGGTCAGCTTCTGATCGGCAACGGCACGGGCTACACGCTCGGCACGATTACAGGATCGACGGGCCTCAACGTCTCGAATGGCGCTGGCACGATCAGCCTGACCAATACAGGCGTTACGAGCCTCACCGCTGGCACGGCTATCAGCGTTTCGGCTGCCACTGGCGGCGTGACTGTCACCAATACGGGCGTCACATCGGCGGTTGCCAGCACGGGCATCAGCGTCTCTGGCGCAACTGGCGCGGTTACATTCACCAACACGGGTGTCACCAGCCTGACTGCTGGCACGGGCATTGGCGTCTCTGGTTCGACGGGCGGCGTCACGATCACCAATAACGGCGTGACAAGCCTCATTGCTGGGTCGAACATCACGATCTCCGCTTCGACGGGTGCGATTACGATTTCGTCCAGCAATCCGGGCGGCACTGTCACAAGCGTGAATGCTTCTGGTGGTACAACGGGCATGACCTTTACGGGTGGCCCGATTACATCTTCTGGCACTTTGACATTGGGTGGCACACTTGCCATTGCGAACGGTGGGACGGGTGCTACAACGGTTTCAGGCGCACAAACTTCGCTTCAGGTGGACCCCGCTGGGACGGCCATAGCGATGAGCATAGCTTTGGGCTAAAATTCAATGAAATCAGGGCTTTACAGCATAACGCACAAGGAAACTGGCAAGATGTATATCGGCCAGTCAAAGTCCCTTCGTCGGCGTTTTGCCCGTCACAAGCGGGATTGCCGCATCAACCCTGATTGCAACGGTTACATTTCCCGCGCCTTAAACAAGCACGGGCCAGATGCCTTCGAGTTCAAAATCTTGGTCATCGCGCCATATGGCGATTATCTGAACGAACTTGAACGGGCGGCTATTCGGTCATTCAATACGATGGCTCCGCATGGCTATAATCTTTGTGCGGGTGGCAGGGGCGGCAGTGTCTGGTCTGAAGAGGCTAGGCAGCGTCTGAAAGGCCGTCCTGCTTGGAATAAGGGTATCCCGCAGTCAGAAGAGGCCAAGCGGAAGCAGTCGGCGGCAATGATGGGCAAACCATCGCCGAATAAGGGTCGCCCTATTTCTGAAGAACAAAAAGCTAAACAGTCTGCTGTTATGAAGGGCCGCACAGCGTGGAACAAGGGCGTTCCCATGTCGGAAGATCAAAAAGCCAAGCTTCGTGTGGCAGACAAATCATACACTCAAACGCCGGAATATCGGGCCAAAATGAGTGAACGGACAAAGGGCAGGGTGTTCAGTGAGGAGCATCGTGCTAAAATAACTGCGGCTTTACAGGATCGCCGCCTTCAGAAGGATTTGAGGGACTCATAATGGCTAACACGTTCCTTCGCAAACTCAGCCGTAACATCGGGACATCCGCTGTTCAGATCGGCTCTTACACTGTCGGCGCATCAACGCAGACCACGATCATCGGCTTGGACTTGTCCAACACGACAGTGAATACGATTTCGGTCAGCGCCTATCATTTTGATGGCACGAACATCACCTACCTGATTAAGAATGCGCCGATCCCGTCTGGCTCGTCCTTGATTGTCGTGGGCGGCGATCAGAAAGTTGTTCTGCAAACGGGCGACAGCATTTATGTTGTCTCCAACACGGCTACGTCCGTTGACGTTGTGATGAGCATTCTGGAGATCACCTAATGTCTTATCAGGGCAATTACCCGCCATCCACTCCGCTAACATCGGACCAGATCGCTTCTGGTGCTGTGCAGCCGTCAAACCTTTCGTCCGTTGGCCCTACATGGGACGGCTCTGGTAATTTGACAATCACTGGCGGGATGACTGCTGGGACTGGTGTGATGAACATCGGCTCTGGGCAGCTCTATAAAGACACCTCCGGCAACGTGGGGATCGGGACGGCGACGCCAAACGCTAATACGGGGACGGCGCTTGTTCTTTACAGCACCAACACTCCACGTTTTCGTTTGACCAATAGCACGACAGGTCAGGCTTCTGGTGACGGCAGTGAGATTTCTCTGTTCTCGACGGGTGAATTGATTATTGAAAACAGAGAGTCCGCAGCGACTATCTTTTACAATGGCGGCTCCGAACGCGCCCGCATCGACAGCAGCGGCAATTTTCTAGTTGCCAAAACAACTGCAAACACAGGGACAGATGGTGTTCAACTTACCAATACAAGCGGTGGTCGCATAAGCTCATCTGCATCAGGTGCTGACTGCGCTACCTTTAATCGCAACACTAGCGATGGCAGCTTGATCCTTATGCTTCGCGCAGGAAGCATTGTCGGTTCAATTTCCGTTACCGGATCAGCGACCGCTTACAACACTTCTTCTGATTATCGCCTTAAACATGATGTTCAGCCAATGACATCAGGGCTTGCGACGATTTCTGCGCTTAAACCCGTCACTTACAAGTGGAACGCCGATAATACAGATGGCGAAGGGTTTATTGCCCACGAATTAAAATCTGTTGTTCCATCTGCTGTTTCTGGTGAGAAAGACGCTGTTGACGCAGAAGGAAACATTGTTTCGCAAGGCGTGGACTACAGCAAGATCGTTGTTCACCTCGTTGCTGCAATTCAAGAACTTTCTGCCAAGAACGATGCGCTTGAAGCCCGTCTTGCTGCGCTGGAGGCTAAATAATGCCCCTTACCAATTTCCAACTCTCTCAGATTGACAGCAATACCAACGGGTATATGCGCA